AATAAATGGATCTGTAGTTGTATCGCTGACAGTTAATCGTCGGGTAGGGCTCGTAGTGCCAATCCCTACTCGTTGTGAGGTATCAATAGTCAGCGCGTTGCTGCCGCTTGTTTCCAAGAAGATCTGGTTGGAACGAACGCGATAATTTCTAAATCCGCTGTTGTCAGGTACAGTTGTAAGAAGCTGTATCTCGTTGGTAACAGAATCTGGATCAACGCGATAGTTACCTTGGGTGCCAGAAACGTTTAACTTGCTCGCAGGGCTACTAGTCCCCAGACCTACCCGATCCGTTGAGGCATCCACGAAGAACAAGCTATCAACAGTGTCGCCCTCGATGCGGAAGTCGTAGTTGGTGCCGCCATCGTTAAACACCACTTCGCTGGTGCCCCATTCGACGCGCTCGACGCCGTTGGTTGCGATTGCAAGCTGATCAGCGCTTGGGCTATAGATGCCAGTATTCAGGTCCGACGCGAACGCCAAGCCAGGGGCCGAGACCGTACCTGCCTCAATGGTCAGCGTGCCATCCAGTTCTCTCAGTGTGATCCAAGCGTTGTTCGCAGCATTACGGAGCTTCAACAGCCCGGTGCTGGTATCAGCCCACCACTGGTAGGCATGCATGGTTGCTGGCTCTGTCGCGCCGCTGTTGTTGCTGACGATGGCGGCCAGCGCGTTGTTCAGGTCAGAGCGGACGGCGGCGCCTGTTCCGTTGGCGATGACGTAGTCGTGCTGGCTCATGATCGATCAGGTAGTAGGTTGATTCTGGCAGGGCTTAGGCGCCCTTTCCATAGCCGACAGCCGACCATGCAAAGTTGCGGTCGATCGCGGTGCCGCCGCTGTTGCGGAAGGTCACCACGAACTGGCTGCTGCTAACGCTGCCCACGACGAAGTAGTCGCCTGTTGCCATGTTCTGCGCGGTGATGCCCACGCTTGGCAGGCTGCTGTCCACGCCGCCGAGGCCGGCCGTGCCAGTGAAGAATGGCTTGTCGAAGGTGACCGTCTTGGCACCCGCGCCGCTTGGGATGCTGCCAACGCTTTGATCCTGCCGCCGCTGGAAGGTGGCTTCATAGCCCAGTTCGTCGATCAGGATGTTCTGGCCTGGATCGCTACTGGTCAGCTCAGCCTTGAACTGGAAGGCGCGCGCTTTGAAGGTGCCGTTGACGAACTCCTGCCAGGCTGACCATGTCGGGCTGCCGCTGGGGTTGTCGTTGGTGTTGCGCAGATACATCTTGGCGTTGACGGCTGACGATGCTGCACCATCCCAATCGGCCCAGTCATCGACCAATCCGCTGCGGCTGTCGATCAGATCGCTGGGGAAATAGCCGCGGGTGACGAAGAAGCGCTTCAGATCCAAGCTGTAGGACGCACCTAGGTCGAGCGTGTTGGCGAACTCATAGGAGCCGCTGGTGGCCACGTTGCCGATGAAGTCCATCACCGGCAGGAGATCCAGATCTGCCACGTCATCAAACAGCCCAGTCGCTTCCAACGTGAGCGCGTCGTACTCATCGCTGTAGAAACAGCTGGTTTTGCTGCCTTGGAATGGCGGGGTATCGGCATCCTCGCGCCTTGACTGCACCAGCAACTGGCCGAGCGCATCAGGGAAGTCGATGATGACGCTTGCCTCAGATGCAGACTGCCGCCCGCCGTCATCCTCAAACTTGACCAGGATCTCACCCTCGACCAAAGGGATGATCGCCTCAGTAGCGCTGCCGGCCTTTGCCTCGACCAGATCGACGCTGTTGCCCCATGTACCGGTCCCGTCCGTCAGGCTGGTGTGCCGGATGTGAACGCGACCTCCTACCTTCACGTCCAGGTCGGTCGTTGGTGCCCACCGCAGCCGTCCCGAGTTGGCGTTGATCGCCTCGAACGTCAGGTCCTGCACGTTGCCGGGGACGGCTGTCTTGCCAACCGCTGCGAAGGTCAGCACCGCCGGCTGGGTGCTAGGCGTGTTGGCGCCGTTCAGGCTGTAGACGTTGATCGTGTAGGTGTCAGCGACCGAGTCGAGGATCTCGTAGTCGGTTCGCGGGACGACCACGCTGGTCCAATTGCCTTCGCTTTGCCGGTACTGCACGCGGTACTGGCTGACGCCGGGCACACTGTTCCAGCTGGTAATGATCTTTACCTTTGCTTGGCCCTGCGACTCGTAGAACGTCTCGCTGGCCGAGAGGCCGTTGGGTGCGATCGGCGGCTGATTCAACTGCGTGATCACTCGAGGCTGCAATGCTGCGCCACGCTCGACGTAGTTGTACTTGCTGGGGTCATACGCGAGCGCCGTGATCTCGTATTGCGCCTGATCGGTTTCTCCAACGCTCAGCACCCTCCAGAGAGTGGTGTTCACGGTTGAGTTGTTGATGATCCAGATGCTGTTGACATTCGGCGCAACGCTGAATGCTGACGCGACCGTGACAACAGCGCCAGCGATGCCGCTGATCGCTTTGGTCTCGACCGTGCCGTCAGGCATCACCACCGAAATCGTCGGCGCGCCGGTTGTTGGCAAGCTGGTCTCGGCAGTGTCGTCCACCGTGATCGCTGTGGTCGTTGCTGCAGCGATGCGGCCGCCGCGACGCACTCCAGACTTCACCGGATCGGCAATTGAGATCACCGCACCTGGACGCACCAGCACACCGGCATCGATCGACGCCTTGAACTCGACAACCTCCGTCTCGTAACCCTCGGAGTACAGCAGCCATTCACCCAGCCGCGCAGCTTGGCCGCGGCTGGTACAGGCGAACGCCTTTAGGTTGGTGGTGACGACACCGTACTTCGCGATCGCGGTCGTATCCTCGACCACCTCGTAGGCCAGGTCCTGGGTTGTCATGTCCAGGTAGCTGACCACCGCGACCGTGTGCCGGGTCTTCAGATCTGAGCCGGTGTACTTGAATCCTTCCTCGCTTACGTTCGCCAGCGTGAACAGGTAGCTGGCATCGGTCGGCTTGTCTTGGCTGATCGTGAGCGCACCGGTTGACCAGTACGGCATCACGCGCATGACGCTGCACAGATCGTTGATCAGCTTGTACGCCTCTTCCTGATTCTGGATCAGGGCATTGCAGCTGAAGCGTGGCTCGGTACCACCGAAGCCATCCGGCACCAACGTGCCGCAGTACTGCGACGCGGAATAGAAGGCAAACTTATCCAGCTGGGCGGCGGCGATGTGATCGCCGAATCCGTAGCGCCTAGACGTGAGCAGGTCGTACAGGATCCAAGCCGGGTCACTTGTCCAGGTTGCTGCCGCGAAGGTGCCATCCCAGACGCCTGCGTAACTGATCGCGCCGGTGGTGGCGTTGACCGTGCCGTTGTTGGGGATCTGCACCTTGATCCCGCGGACCCGATAGGTGCGGTTCGGGACGCTGCTGAACTGCTCCGCATCCAGCCGCAATGCCACGATCGCGCTGTTGGGGTAGCGCAGCTTCTGCTCGATGATCTCGGTGTAGCTCGACCAGTACAGATCATTCAGCAGCTGGCTGCTGCCACTGTCTGCCGTGACGCGCACCACTCGCACATCGACGGGAAAGGCACCGCTAATCGCGACCTTGTAGTCGCGCTGATACTGGTCAGCCGTGCGGCCGCTGATTGTGTCATCAATCACGGTGGTGTAACCACCGCCGTTGTACTGCACCCGGATCTGCAGGTTCACGCTGGTGCCGTAGACATCGCCCTCATCCGTGAACCGCTCAAGACGCGGCACGGTGATCGTCACTCGAACAGCGTTCACGTTGCTGTCGGTGATCGTGCGCGTCAGCGGTGACGCCTGTTGGACGATCGTGTTAACGCTGGTCTCATCCTCGATGTCTGAGAACCCAGGGATGTAGGTCTGCGCCTGCGTGCCGTAACGCGCTTCGACCGTGATGTTTTGGAAGTTGTAATCAGCCGCCTGCGGACCAGTTGGGTTTGCACCTTGCCGCAAGATCTGCGTGCCGTTCAGGAAGATGTCCTTCAGCAGCGCGCGGTTGTAGTTGGCGTCGCCGCGGGTGTAGGCCCGAGCTGATGGGAACCCTTCAATCTCGCCTTCACTGAGCAGATCGACAAAGGTGCCAAACTGCTTTGACGCAAGACTGTCGGCATCACGGACCGGGGTCCGAGTTGGTGCTGCTACCTGCTGAACGACGGTTTGCTGCTGGCCGCCACCACCACCAGCGCCGCGGATGATGTCCGTCATGCCGCCACCTGCACAGTGTCAATGCCGGCCGAGATCACGACTGAGCCGCAGATCGTCTCGCCGTAAATGATCGGCACGGGCACGCCCTGGCGGCTGGTGTTCTGCACGCCGCTGAAGCTGTAGGACTTCTGAGGATCCAGCTGAGTCTCAAGCGTGCCGCTGTTGGTGTTCGATTGCGCAATCGTTGGCGTTGGCGTCAACAGCTGGCTGACGCCGCCCAGGATCAGCGCGCCACCAAGTAGGCCGATCTTTGTCACCGTTGCACCTGCAAGGCCAAGGCCAAGGCCCGGGACGAAGATCGCCAGAGCTACGAGCGCGATGCCGGCCAGGATCTGGCCAATGCCACCACCAGCGCCGCCGATCACGGGGATGATGCTGATCGCTTCGCTGCCGACCGGGCCGTGCAGCTCATCGCCGCCGATCGCGCGATCACCAACCTTCACGTGGTAATGCCGCCCAGGTTGACTGATGTGCGCCTCGAGGCCGGGGAAGTTGGCGATCAGGAACCTGACTGCTTCGGCTGCGCTGTCTACCGCCGCCATGAAGCGCCGCCGTCCGACGAACTTGGCCAGCTGTCCATAGAGTCGGATCTCGCGCAGCATGGCCAGCTTCAGCCTGCAACCAGTGTATCGGCGGCATGATGCCGCAGCCGCCTGCCCGTGCATTTCTGCAGCCAGCCGCCGTACAGATCACGACTGCTCAGCCGACCGCGTAGATGATGCAGTACCAGCTGATCGCCGATGTACACGCCAACGTGATTCAGGCCCTGCCCTTCGATGCTCATGATCAGACCGTCACCGAACTGCAGATCCTCCTCTGGCAGCAGCTCACGGAATCCTGCATCACGCCAGAATTGGTCGAACTGCGGCGCCGCCTCAAACTCTGCTGGCGTGGTCGGCCGCGGCCAGTCCGGCAACTTGATCCCATGCTGGCCGTACCAATCGCGCACCAACGTCCAGCAGTCGGCAACGGCCCACACCCATTCGCGGCCGATCAGCGGCGCCTTGTAGCCGCTTGGTGCGGTCTCTGACCATGCGCCTGTTTTCGGGTTGCAGATGTGCCACGGCAGCCCGCTGGTCTCGATGCTGAGCAGATCCGCCTGGCTTGGTTCTGCTGGTGTGATGGGATGGCTGTGGAAGATCGCTTCGATCTCACCTGCATCTTCGGCCGCCGCGAAGTCGGCCGGGTCGAGGATGAACTGCTCTGCATCGATCGCAAGGTTCCGGCAAGGCCAATATCGTCGCCGGCCTTTGACCACGACCACCAACCCACACGCCTCGCGCGGGTCGTCGGCTTTGGCGTGATCCATTGCCGCGTCGCGCCAACTCATGATGTGAATGCTCCAATGCCAGGAAAGGATCCAAACGGCAGCGACCCGGTCGATCCGAACCTTAGTTTGCAGCTATTCAGCCGCTTGCCGCAAACGTCCAAGGCAAGCGTGCCGACCGGTTGGTCGCTGGCGTTCCAGTAGTTGCTGCCGGTGTATCCGCATTCAGTGGAGCGGTAGACCCATTGGCAGATGCTGCTGATGCATTGCCGCTTCGGCGCGCGCACGCCTGCCAGATCAAACGCCGCAGCGCACTCCCATTCGACCAGCTGCCGGCTCTCGGTTGATTTGCGGCTCAGGTAGTAGATCTCGCGCGGGAACTCTGCGGTCGGGTCTGGCGTGCCGTAGGGGTTGGTGCCGCCGGGGAAGTTAGCGCCGTCGATGTACCGCGCCATTGTGCGGATCCGAGTCAGCTTCGCGCCGGCCAGATCGTTGTTGGGCGTGACCGCGTTCACGGTTGCGAGGATGGTGCTCATCGTGCCGAGCACGTTGCTCACCTTCACTTTCGGCCGCGGCAGCTGGCCGTTCCCGGTGTACTCAAACCCATCCATCTCAAGCGGCAGCCGCTGGTATGCGTTGCCATCCCAGACCAGTTCGCCGTTCGCGTCCATGTTGCTGCCGGCATGGAACCGATAGACCGTGTTGCTGCCATGCAATGCGGCGATCAGCTGCAGCTCAAACAGCTCGATCACCGAGCTGGGTGCGATCTTCTGCAGCTCTGAGACTGGGATAGCCATGGCTTAAGGCTCGAAGACTTCGACGAAGGTGGCGCTGATGTTGTTGAAGTTGCAGGACCGCAGCGTGGCTTGCCACTCCTTGCAGATGTATTTTCCAGCGGTACCGCGCGGTGGCGTCCAGTCGAACGACTCGACAGCAGCACGGGCCTCGAAAAACGCAAGGATGTTGTCACGCTCGGTGTCGTCCCGGTTCAAAAACTGCAGTTGCCACTCCTTGCCATCACGATGCAGGCCAAACCCGACGCGCTGCTGGTAGCCGTCGCCAGCTTGGAAGGTGACGACGCGCGGCTTGCTGATCTCGGTCGCCTCAAAGCTGGGCGTGTAGGTGAAGGTGGCCATTATGCGAGCAGTCCTCCGGGGCGCTTCTGGGTGACGATCTCATTCTTGACCGCTTCGCTGATCGCGCGGGCGAACTGTCCAGCACGGCCGTCATCGCCCTGAGCCTTCGTGCCTGTTGCGTCCACGTTGACGGTGACGTTGATGCCACCAGCGCCGCCGCCAGCTTCGACGCCGAGCCGGCCATCGCGACCACGACGCAGCGGCAGGATCGCCTCCGGGCCAGCCTCACCCATGAGGCCCGTGCCATTGGCAAACGGGAACAGGGTCGGCTTGTCAACGATGCCACCGCGGGCGAACTTCTGGATTCCGTTCTGAGCGAATATGCCGCCGTCGGCAAACTTGAGACCAAAGATGCCGCCCACGCCCTTGACCAGCGGGGCGATGATCGCTTGTCGGATCGCGATCCGGGCGATGTCTTGGATGATGCTGTTGGCTAGGTCTGCAAAGTTTGCTTTGCCGGTCGTGACAAAGCTGGTCAGCTGATCCTCAAGCCCTTGGAACGCGCCCTTCACCGAGTCGGCCACCTGCGCGCCGAAGTTGGTCAGCTGTTGGTAGTACTCCTTCAGGCTGGCGCCAAATGTATCCCCGAAGCTGTCTTTAACGTCTTTGCTGGCCTGAATCAGTTGCTTTAACTTAGCGATCTGCTCGTCAGTAAGGCCAGGTATCCGCTCCATAATTGCTTCAAGTTCGCGATCAATCTCCAGCCGCTTCAGTTCTTCGCCCGTAATCAAGCCAGCCTTGATTCTTAGATCTTCGACAGTATTGTTATAATTGTTTTGCAACTCTTGCCGTTTTAGAAAATCTTGGGCGATTGCACTGCCAAGTTGCTTGGCGTAGTCGATCTCTGCTTGCAACAATTTTGTCGCCGCATCGGCTTCGAGTTTTTGCCGTTGACGCACGCCGATCTTTTGCTTGTCAATGTCAAGCAGACTCAAGCCGTACTCCAGCTCTGCCTGCTGCAAGGTGTTCCCGTCAATCTTGGCTTTGTTCAGCAACTTGCTCAGTTGAAGTTCTTCGGCTGTAATCTCTTGAATCTCCTTGGCTTTCTTTACTTTGTTGGCTGTGCCAGTGTCTAGGCCACTGACATCAAGAACGCCGCCCTGCCTGGTTGGGATGTTCGGGACAGAAGGCACCATCGCGCCGAACGCGCCGAACGCTTGATCCAAAGCTCCCGAGATCCCGCGGGTGATGCCGCTGACGATCTTGCCTTGATTGAACGCTGCGTCAATGCCAACGCCAAGGCCACCAACCAGTGCCGCAATGAGTCCGGGCTTGCTCTTGAGAAAGCCAGCAGCACCAGCCAACAGGTTGGCGGCGGTCAAACCTTTCAGCGCCTTGATCAATGTGCCAGTGATCAAGATGGCAGCCTTGGCTCCTGCGATAAACGTAGAAAAGACTTGGACCGTAGCCAGTGCCGTGAACGCTCCGATCAGCACATCGATCGATGTCTTGAA